GTTCTATAGATGTATCTAAGGCTTGGCCTGATGGGTACGACGAAGTTAGAGCGTTAGCTGCACATAACAACACTCTAATTATATTTGGCAAGCACAGCATACTCGTGTACGGAGGTGCCTCTAGTCCAGCTAGTATGGCTCTTGTTGACACAGTAGCGGGTGTTGGGTGCATCTGTAGAAACTCTGTTCAGCACATTGGCACAGATGTTTTGTTTATGTCTAACACAGGACTCAGGAGTTTAGGACGTACTATTCAAGAAAAGTCACTGCCTATATCTGATCTGAGCCTGAATGTAAAGACTGAGATTATTAGTTTGATTAACAACAGGACGTTACCTACAGCGTCTGTGTACAGCCCTGAGAACTCTTTTTACATTATTACGTTTCCAGATCAACTCACAGCGTACTGCTTTGATTTAAAAGGTAGACTTGAGAACGGAGCGTATAGGGTTACACGGTGGACTTCTATTCCACATAAGTCATTTGAAGTTACGACTGATGGTACGTTGTACATAGGAACGTCTGATGGACTAGGAACGTACTCAAGTTACTCTGACAACACAACAGCGTACCGCTTTAGGTACTACAGTCCGGGTTTGACGTTTGGTGATCCTGCTAAAACAAAGTTACTAAAGAAGCTAAGACCTACTTTGGTTGGTGCTGCTGGTGCAACAGTGTTTATGAAGTGGGCTTACGATCTAGCTACGGACTTTAAAACTTACGAGTTTACTGTAGGAAACCAAGTACCTGCGTACTTTGGTGTTGATGAGTTTGCTATCGGTGAGTTTACTGGTGGTGAGCTTACAACTAGAAACTCTGTTCAAGCAACAGGTAACGGAAGTATTATTACAATAGGACTAGAAGCTGACATTGACGGGTCTGCTTTATCCCTCCAAGAAATTAACGTATTAGCACTAATGGGTAAAACAGTATGAGCGACTATACAAAGACAACAAACTTTACTGCTAAGGACAGTTTACCTTCTGGGGATAGTGGTAAAGTTATTCGTGGTAGTGAGTTTGACACTGAGTTCACCGCTATATCAACGGCGATTGCAACTAAGGCTAACTTAGCTTCTCCTACATTCACAGGCACTGTAACAATACCCGCGTTGACGTTTACGGGTACTCTGTCTACAGGCACGATTGACGGAGGGACTTACTGATGGCTCTTGGCGATCTTTTTGGTGGATTCATTAGCGATATTGCTAGTGGTTTATATAGCGAGCTTCCAACAGAAGTAACAGGCGCTTTTGCAGATGTTCCCCAAGCAACAGAACCTGATGTCACGTTTCAGCCCTTTACGGTTACGTCTGGAGGCATAGGTACAGTAACGGGTGGTTCTTCTGGAACTACGTACGACCTCAGCCCTCAACAGCAAGAAATTAGTAATATGCTAATGAATGAGGCGCAGTTTCGCTTAGGTGGAGATCCTAGAGGTACGCTAGAATCTCAGTTTGCTGGCTTAGACGTTATGAACTTAGGCCAACAAATGATTGGCACATCTCCTTTTGGTCTATCTCAGCAGCAACAAGCAGCACAACAAGCGTTTGGATTAGGTGGTCAGTTCATGGGTGCTGCGGCACAACAACCGGCAGACCTTAACTTGTTACGTGGGCAGTTTGCAGGACAAGCTGGAGGTATGCTAGGGCAACAACCTAGTCCCGGCATAGGCCAATTTGGACAACAGGCGTTAGGAATGGGCGCTGCTGGGTTGGGTGGTGCAGGTGTTCCCGACATAAGCCAAGCGTTTTCTGGAATTACTGCACCGGGATTAAGAGATGTGTCTGGAGCTTATTCGGGTGTGCAAGATCCCAGAGTAAGAGATGTTTCTCAAGCATACGCGGGTATTAATGCACCCGGAGTTCGTGATGTTTCTCAGGCTTACGCAGGTATTAATGCACCCGGAGTTCGTACAGCGGCTGGTCAACTAGCCTCTAGGGGACTAGGACTAGGAATGGCTGGGCTAGACACTCAGGCTCCTTCTGATGTAGAAGCACTGAGAAGGCAGTACTCAGGACTCGCAGGACAGTCTGCAAAAGATGTACTATCTCCCACGGCTGCTCGCGAGGCTAGTGTATTTGAACGTATTAGAGCTACACAGCGGCCTGAAGAAGAGCGACAGCGTTTACAGTTAGAAGAGCGTTTGGCTCAACAGGGACGCTTAGGTGTACGTACGTCTATGTTTGGTGGTACGCCAGAGCAGCTTGCGTTGTCTAAGGCACAGGAAGAAGCACAAAATAGCGCTTCACTGGCGGCTATTCAGCAAGCACAGTCAGAGCGTCAGCAGGCTCTAGGAACAGCACAGACTCTAGGTGGCATGGCTAGTCAACAAGCAGGACTGTCTAGTCAGTTACAATCTCAAGCACAACAAAGAGCAGCGCAGTTATCTCAGCTTGGTCTTAGTGCTGAACAAACACAAGCACAACTTGAGTCTGAGGGTTTTGGGCGTCAAATGCAACTTGGACAAGCAGAAATGCTTAGTCAACAGGCTCAAGCACAACTGGAAGCTCAAGGTTTAGGACAAAGGCTTCAATTAGGACAAGCAGGGATGCAAGCACAGCAAGCGCAGTCTCAACTTGAGCAAGCAGGTTTTGGTAGACAGATGCAACTTGGTCAAGCTGGTATGCTTAGTCAACAAGCTCAAGCACAACTTGAAGCACAACGTATGGGTCAGCAGATGCAACTTGGTCAGGCCGGTATCAGCGCCGCTCAAGCACAGTCTGGTCTACAGTCACAAGCACAACAGAGGGCTGCACAGTTGTCACAGCTTGGACTCAGCGCACAGCAGATTGAATCTCAGTTGCAGTCTGAGGGTCTAGGCAGAGCAGTTACATCAGCACAACAGGCAGGTCAGTTGGCACAGCTTGCTGGTGGATTACAGGCACAACAGGCTGGCTTAGGTCAGCAGTACGCCACCTTAGGTTCTGGTTTAGCGTCACAAAGACAGGCGCTTGATGCTGCTAGACAACAGCAGATGCTACAGGCGCTGACGGGAGGCCAAGGACTTCTCGCTGGTGGTCAAGGGCTGGCTGGTGCAGAACAACAGCTTGGAATACAGGCGTTGCAAGCAGGGTACGCACCTCAAGCAGCACTTTTGTCAGCCCTGTCTCCTGCGTTGAACATTGCGTCTATGTCTGATGTAGCACGTAGACAGCAAGGTGAATTTGGATTAGAAACTCAGATGGCTAATATTAACGCAGAGCTTGCTAGAAGATCAGGACTTGCTGGTTTGTACGGCGGCATGTTTAGTGGTGCTATGGGTCTAGGTGGTTCGCTGTTGGGCGGCGTTACTGACCTCATTACTAGTTGGTATGATTAACAGAGGACAACGAAAATGGCTATAGATGGACGAGTCCTAGCTTCAGCAGGAATAAACATAGGGCAACAAATAGGAAAAGCCACAGAGCAGTTTGGTCAAAACGTCGGTGGCATGTTGACTGATGTTGGTAGAGGTTTTTCTGAGCGCAGGTCTGCTAGAGACGCGCAACAGCTTTTACAGCAGTACGCTAACGACCCTGCTCAGTTAAATGCTCTAGGTCAGAAGTACGCTACGGAAGGCAACGATGCGCTGTCTAAGGTGTTTTTTAATGCTGCAAAACAAGCTACTACTAAAGAAACCGCAGGGCAACAGAGAGGTGTACAGGGTGGACTAACTGCGATTACACAGGCTGCTGCTCGTGGCGTACCACTAGAACAGCTTCAGGGAGGTATGCGCTCTGTTATCGCACAGGGTGGAACTCAAGCGGATATTATGCAAGCCTACAAAGCAGGTGCTGATTTGGCAAAAGGAGAAAAGCCTGAAGTCATTCAAGGCACACCGGGAACCCGGTTTTTTACACGAGATGAAGACGGAAACCTAACTTTACAAGCGAAGGTTCCTTTTAAAGACGATTCACCTACAACAGTTGATAGAGCTTTTGAATTAGCAAAAACAGGTAAGTACACTCCTGACTCAATTCAAGACGCTGCACAAGCAGACGGAAGTATTGATTATTCTAAGCTACAGGAAGTTGTTGAGTCTGAAGGAAGAGGATCAGTAGGTTCTAATGTAGAAAAAAGAAACAACGAAATCTCAACAGAATCTACAAAAGCTTCTATAGGTTTAGCGAGGAACAGACAGCTACAGCAGGAACTTGTTACTACTCAAAAAACCACTGGTATTCTTAGTGATTGGAGGACTTCTGTTTTAGACGTTGCTGGCTTAAGAGATGCTGAAGAAGAAGCTAAGACAGCTTTCTTGAGAACGAGAAACACAGACATTATTAACTCACTTCCTCCCGGTGTGGCTTCAGACACTGATGTCAGAATATTCTCTCAAGGTTTTCCTGCGGCTAACGCTTCCTCAGAAGAAATACTTAGGTATTTACAGGCAGAAGAAAGAATTTTGGCGGCGTCTAGCGACATGGCGATGGTTGCTGATAGGCATTTGGCTTCTCAGATAAACACAGGACTAGACGCAACAATGGTTGGTTTTGAAGATAAAAAACAGAGGTACGCTTCTATAATGCAAAAAGCTCGTAGAGACATAGAAGAGAAAACAGCAAACGCTCAAACAGAACAAGAAGCTATTGACATTGAGCGAGAAGTAATTAAGCAAGTCTCAGAAGTTTTGGGGTTCGTTCCTAAGTTCTACCGCTAAGGGTAATAACATGGCTAAAAGTGTATTTACAGATGAAGAAATATCGGAAGATAACCCGTATGCTTCTTTAGGTTCTGGAGTAGGTTTTTCTAATCCTTATGCTGTAGACGCTATGGGACCACTTGAGCGTCAAGAGCAATACACGGCAGAACATCTTCAGTCTTACGTAGAAAAAGTTGATTCTAATTCTATTACCGCTGACGATTTGTTTATGACTGCTCGTGCTTTTATTGATGGTATGTGGTTAAACAAAGGTGAAGAAATATCTAGCTACATTTCAGCCGCTGTTGTCAAAATATTAGAGCCAGATGCGTTTAGGGATGTTTCTGTATCAGAATTAAGAAAACAAATTTTAACTGAAGAAGAAGCTAAATCCGCAAGATTTGCTGAAGAAAGTCCTATATTATCTACGACAGCTAACATTGCTGGTAGTATTTTGTCTCCTGTGTCGGTGAAGGGTGGGCAGTTAATATCTCAAGGATCTCGTCTTAGGCAAGGAGATTTAGCGAGGCAAGCGCAAGCGCAAGTAGCCTCTAAACTAGGTCCAGCGGTTGCTCAAACTTCTGATGAAGCCGCTTTACTTGCGGCCCAGTTAGGTAGACAGCAGAGTGGTCGAGTTGCAGAGGTTCTTTCTAAAGTACCAACTCCAGTAGCGGCCTCTGGTTTTGCTGGGGCAGAAGGTCTTGTAATAGGCTACGAAGGTCAGACTGAAGAAGAAAAGGCTAAAAACGCTTTGCTTACTGCGGGTATTTCTTTAACAGTTCCTTTTGCTTTTGCTGGTGTAAAAAAAGGATACGATTTCTTTACTGAACCTAAGCTCGCACAGCAGTTAGGAGAAGGCAAAGACTTTATAAATTTAATGTTTACTGATCTTCCCTTTGTTTCTGGTGTTTACAGGTCTGTTGTTTCAAAGGCTTACGGCGGTAGATCACTGTCTGAACAGCAGGCTAGAAACATGGCAGGAAGGGCTGTAACAACAGAATCTGCTAAAAGAGATGGAGCTAAGGCTGTTCAAGAGGCGGGACAAAAAACCAAAATTGCAAAGAAAACTATAGAAAGAAACACAGTAGAATCTATAGAAGAAACCGGAATAAGGATTCAGGATAAAATTAATGAGTTAGAAAAGTTAGCAAAAGAGGCTAAAGGACAAGCTAAAATAGACTACGATAATCAGATTGCGGAGTTAAAGCAGGCTCAACAAAACCCTAGCGTTTTACGATCTATCGCTGTTCAGCAAGCTGATGAGGCTACAAACTCAGCTAACGCCTTTTTTCGCGGTAAAGCCTTGCGTGAAGCCGCACCGCCCGGAGCCACTGCCGATGAAATTAATGAACTAGGTTTGATGGACCCCCAAGATGCTAACGCTTTTTTAGACGATTTGTGGAAAAGACACGGCTTTACAGTAGCTAACGGTAAAACTTATGATATAAACGCAGACGGCGTGTTAAAATTTATTGACGATATTGAAGATGATTTTGCGGATCTTGCGTTAGTCGGCGGTGAAAGAGCAAATATCATAGCAAGTGTTAAAACGTACATAAAGGAGCAAATAGCGAAGAAAGCCCCTGATGGTGTTATTTCAGGAGAAGACCTAGTTCAACTCAGAAGCACCATAGGTAAAGCAATTAGTGGATTGAGCGAGGGAGCAACCTCAACGAGACGCTTTGCGTCAGAAGTTCAAACGTATTTTGATGATTTGCTTGAGTCAGGTTTGAATAAACAAGAGTTGGCTGTTTTAAACGCTGATAAAACTGCGTGGAGCATAAGAAGCCTTGTTGACAGTGCTATTATAAAAGCGTCAGATGGAAAACCAAGAATGGGTGCTTTTGACGCCTCTGATTATTTAGCGGCATTGAAGGAACACAGCAAAAGGTTTGTTGCTAGAGGACAGGGAAGGTTGCAAGAAGAAGCCCAGAGTTTAGCCGCTTCAACACAAAGAAACAAAGACAACATACTTGGACTAGCGAACAAAGAAGCCGACGAAATTAGAAGGCAGGCCATAAAAGATAAAGCTCAATTATCAACTGCTTTACAAAAACAAAGAGATAAAATTCAAGCAGAAGCAGATGCTAAAATTGCAGAGTTAAACAGGCAAAAACAAGTTCAAGGAGCGCAAGCCACAGGAAGACGCGATTTAGATATAAAAATTGCCGAAGAAAGAGAACGGATTACACTTCAACTAGCTGATGTTGACAGTAAAATAGCTAGGGCTAAACAAGAACTGAACGCTCTAAAAGAAATGATGCCTAGTTCTTTTCAGCCTAGCGTTTTTGAAGCGTTGTTTAACTCTGCGTTAGTTGGACAAACAATGGGCTTATTTGCTCCTAAAGCGGCTGAACAAATAACATCTACTCTTGTTACAGGCTCTATAGGAGCTAACATATTGGCTCGTGAAGTGACTCAACGGCTACTAGCAGGGCAAACAGCCGGACAAGCGGCTATAAGAAAAGGCGTGTCTTCTGTAGGAGAAGTTGCAGAAAGACTTGGGGCGACAACTGCTATGACAACTGGAGGTCAGGCAGGTGCAGCAGGGATGGTGGTAGTTCCTCAAGGAGTAATGTTTTCTGAGGAAAGAAAAGAGGCTTTACGTAAAATGCCCATATCTGGTAAAGCGGCTTTGTACAGAAACTTAAAAGCAAAAGAAGGTGCTTTGGAAAGACTAAAAGCGGAAGACCCTAAGCTATTTAAAGAGCTAGAAAAAGCGGCAAATGCTGGGAGATAAAATGAAAAAGAATAAAAACAAAGACCACACAGTAAGCTACACATCCATTGACTACCACAGTATGTGTCAGAAGTCAAAGGAACGCATCAAGAAGATGCAAGCTGAAGGAATACCTACGTCCCATGACCCTAAAGATAAGCCAGAGGACGTAGGTAAGTCTAACGGTTACTCCATATTCTTTATGTCATAGCTCACAGTTGTTACCTGTACAGGCTAACTGCTGGCTACCCTCAGTCATATCAGAGGCTTCATTGATGTCCCAATCAATCTGGGTCGGAAAGCCCTTCTGTAGTGCCTTGAGGGTGGCCTTGTCCACAGGCTCATAAGGTGCCTGCTGGTACGTGTGGTCTGAGTAAGGCAGAAAAGAGATACCACTGACCTTATCAAACTTGTTGTACAGCCACTGTCCCACCTC